CTACTGCTTTGCCCGCTGCTGCTTGCGACGGCGACGAGTAGCATCTTCTGAAGACGCTGAATCCCGCCTACCCTGAGGAGTCGGGGGCTTCACCTTGCGGGTATTATACGCGCCAATAAGCGCGTCCATACCTTTAAACCCGCCGGCTATGCCAGCACCAATGACTGCTCCACCCGGTCCGGCCAAAGCGGTCGAAACAGGGACAGCAACAGTTTTCGCAATGTCAGAGATGACAGCCCACCAATCTGCAAAAGCGTTCATAGAGACCGGGCAAGCGACTGGCATCTTGGGTGCAATCTCACTATAGAACTTCAGCGCAGCTGAGTCATAGGTAGCACTAGGAGTTGCCAGAACAGCGAGGCCGGGATCTTGTGAGGTGGGGGCAGTTTCTGTGTAGACACGGAGTCGGACTCTGAGGGTAGAAGTCGCAGAGAGTCCTGTAAACATAGCTCCGGAGAATTCAAAGGGGGTGGCTTTCCGCTTCCCGCCAAAGTAAGCTGTCGTGGGTTTAGCAACAGCAGCCAGGGACACACCCGTGCCCATGACATGTTCTCCGTTCGCAATATGTCCTGTCGGGGATCTCAACGTGCCTATTGTGGTAGTATTAGAGATAGGGTTGTCAACTGTATTCTGTGTGCATACAATATAGCAACCTTCAGCGGCCGACCATTGTGTAGTACCACGCAGCAGGTTCGCTGCAGCTACAGTGGCAGGAGCCTCACGTATTTTGTTCCACACCGTCGTGCCATTTGCAGTGTCAGCGGCGTTGGTCACTAGATTAAACGTCGGTTGCGTTCCCGTCGGCATACGGTAACATGTGCACGCGCCTTGCTTATTCAGCTCAGCGGTAGTGTTAATAACCTCGAAGCCCATAGCAATGATACGGGAATTACTCTTTATCAGATCAGTGACAGTCCCGAGGTTAGTTATTGCAAGTCCTGCCGGGCCCCATTGTGCGGCTGGTGTGGGCGCAAGCAATCCACCAGCATTGCAGGTGACAATAGTCAATGCACCTGTACCAAGAGTGTTCGCACCTGCTTCCAATGCAATACCGGTCTCACCTAACGCACCTGCAATGTAGAAATTGGCAGCAGTATCATCCATAATGGGATTGGTCATGATGTGACAGTCCCAATTAACACCACCGGCGAAGACGACATCTGAAGAATACTGATAACATTGGACTATAGTCGAACTACCATCAGCGTCGGGGTAACCTGCTAGCGGTTTGTTCCAATCATGGAATGGGTCGAGTGCGCAGGTCAGCCACTCTTTACCATCAGCTGTAATTTTCCCTTGTGTTTCCAGCTTCTCAAACACACGAGGGTCTCTTTTAGAAGAGCGATTTTCCATCTTGTTAGTATGGGATACCCTAACAAGGAAGGGGACTGTACATTCATCCGGCATTGGG